CACCGGGTTGTAATACTGGCATAATTATTTCTTTTTAATTATTGTTATAAACTAAACATCTTGTTCACCATTTCATCGTAGTCAGAGTTGTTGACCGCAGCTGATGGTCTAGGACCGCTACTGTAGTCGATGTTCTTCATGCCTTTAAGGATATCTGCCTTCGCCTTAGACACGGCCTGTGTCACCATGGCGTTGACAATCTTCTCCCTATTTTGCAAGAAATATACATCCTCTGCCAACTGCTTAGTATCGTACTTACCTTCCTTGTAGTAACGATTACCGTAGAATGATTCCAAGTCAAACGCTTGTAGCGTCTGTTGGAGGCTGCTCTTGTCCTCTGGTGTCAGAGTGAATTTCCCGTCAAACTGGACATCCTCGTCCTTGTAATTGACGGAGAATCCATCAAAAGAGTTCAATCCGTCAGGGATGCTCTGTTCGAACACCTTTCTGGCATCTTGATACGCCCTCGCTGAATCTTCCTGTTGCTTGGCCAGATACTGATTCACAACCTCGTCCGTGGGCTGCTGGGTCATCATCTGACTAAGGATATCTGGAAAGTCAATGTCCCTCTTTAAATCTTGGAGGCTAGTCTTGGCTTCTTTTACCAACTTCTTCATTTCTCTCTGCACTGCCTTCTGCTGCTTCTCCAATTGTTTCTTCCTGCTTGCTACCTCCTCATCGGTGAGCATGTCAACATCAATGTCGTCTTCTACAACAAACCTTGAGTTGTACTCTTCCTCTATCTCCTCTGGAGTAAGTTCTGGAAACTCATAAGCCATGTTCAGCTTAATCACATCCTCGTCACTCATTGTATCCAAGCTTGAAAGAACTTTCTGTTCGTAAAGCATGTCGGCTAATTCCGAAACATCCTTCGTGACCAGTTTTTCATATATCGTTTTAGCAAAGTCATCCTTCCACTCAAACGATGGCTTCTGTGGTTCTGGTGTTGGTTCTAGTGTCTGAACCTGCTCTGGTGCTGGAGTTGATTCCGGCGTTGGAGTAGGTTCTGGTGTTGGTTCTGCTACCGGAGTTGACTCTGGTGCTGGTTGGGCAACCTGAGATTCCGGAACATAAGCTCCGCTATCAAATGGATTGAAGTTTTCAGACATGATTGATTATTTATACAAAAATACAAATATTTCAATTACATCTCAGTTTCTTGCTCCATGCCTTGTTCAGCTTCTTGTTGCTGCATAGCCTGCTGTTGCATTGCTGCCTGCTCTGCCATCTCTTTCTGCTGCTGCTCTTCCTGCAGGTAAGACATCACAATCTGCTGAAGTTCTGGGCTAAGTGGTTTGCCAAGCTCAAATGACTTCATCAGTGCTTCCTGAACAAATTGCTGTTTTACCAAATCCTTCTTCATTGTCATCTCTGTCTGAACTACGGCAAGCTTTCCTTGGCTTGTCATCTGCTCAAGCTGCATGTCTGCCTGAGCCTTAGCTGCAACTGATTGCTGCTGTGACTGGGCATTCATTTGTGAGTTCATCTGTGCCTTCTCCATCTCCGCCTTTTCCTTCCTTTTCTTGGCCTTAGACATGTACATCTCAGCCAGCTTAGTGTTCTTGATGCTTCTGATTCTGAACGCATCCTCAAACTCTATCATTCCAGCAGACAATGCTGTCTGAATCATGGCCTCAATGAACTGCCTTTCTTTGTCATCTGGCAGTATCTCAATCTTCACATTGAACACACGACCCTTGATATCTTCAGGATTCAGGTACTCTCTGTACTGCTGACCTCCGTACAGTACGGAATCATAAAGCAGCATGGCTATCTTCTTAGCCGTCTGCTGATACACAGATAGGTATGAATCGTATATAAAATCTGTAGCATTGTTGGATGCGGCTATCTGAGCCTGCTGAACTCCAAGACCGAGCTTTGGATTAACGCCTGAACCTTCACGGTACTCGTTAACACCAATCTCATCCCTAAGTCTTTCGAGGTAGTGGTTGTATATTGTAACCAACTCCTGAAGTTGACCTATGCTTGAACTGTTTGGAGCTTCCTGAATGGGAACACCATTCATTCCGTCACCGTCCTCAGTCTTCCTCCTGTAGTATATGTTACCAGTCTGGTCGTAAATCTTTTGAATCTCTAGAGGTGTGATGTCTTTTCCACCACCTAAGCTGATATCTGAGAGGGAGTCTATATCTATAATAAGACCTGAAGGTCTGAGCTTTGCAACAAGCTGCTGAATCTTCAAATGCGCAAGAGTCATCTGACGGATTGATGTCTCCATCCTTTCAGGTAGAGCCATGTTCTCCAAGTCCAAGTTCTCGTACATATAAAGGCTGTAGCTGAACTCTACGTCTGCAACCTCTTTCGCAGCGTTAGACTTAATCATGTTCTTGGCAACCTCCCACTTCAGCATCAGGTCCGTGTTCATCACATGTACCCCGTGGTAGATTACGTACCTGTCCTTCTTGATAATCTCCTTGTTGTCTCCTACCCTCTGTGGCTCACGCTCTTTCCTTTCTACAATCAGGTTACCAAACTTATTTACCTTGGACTGGTATATTACCGTATCGATAGACTTAATCTCAAAGTCAATCACATCAACAGTCCAGTCATCGTACGGCCTATCTATAGAGAACCTGTACTTCTCGTCCCACTTTACAGACTGGTTGAATTGTTTGGACTTGCTTGAGATTGTGTACAGCTGCTTCTCGTCTAGGTTAGGATACTCATTCCTAATGTCTATAATTTTCATAGACAATATCTCACCCACAAACGACATGTCTCTGAAGTCATCGTAGTCAGAGTATGAGTATATAAGATTCTCTGGAGTTACTCTCCTGATGTTTACCTTTCCGTTAGTTCCTACAGACACCTTTGTAGCCGCAACTCCAGTCTCGATTGCATCTTCTATAAGCTTCCTCTTAATTGTGTCCCACCCGTTCATGAATGTTACGTAGTCAACACCCTTCTCAAACAGAATCTCTTCCGGAAGTTGGTACTCTAATCCAAAATATAATTCCAGTTCTTCGTAATCCTCTGGTGTAAACTTACCCTCAGCCATAAGCTTCACGCCTGACTGCTCCTCAATCTGCTTGACTTGGTCGCCAAAGTTCATCCTGAACTCAGCCTCGTCCTTGTCGTACTTCTTTCTTTCTACGGATATTGGGTCTACGGCTGAAGCTCTAGCCTTCTCCATCCTCTTCATGAATCCGCCAATAATCACCTGCATAAACTTAGGTGCAATGGCTGGAGCCTTCATGTCAAGGTTGATGAATGCCTCCTTGCCGTCAACGTTCATTAGGTCTAGGAACTCAGACATTGGCTGCCTTCCTCTGGAGAACATTCTATTCTTCTGGAACTTTTGATTCCTCTTAGTATAGTAACTTGTATTGAAAGCCCGTTGTATAAACTTGGCTATTTTCAGTCCTTCAGAAGCTTCCTTCTTTAACTTAGCGTTAGAAAGGTGGAAGTTCAATATATTCTTATTTTCCATATTAGCAAAAATACAAGATTATCCTGTTATCTTGAACGTGCGTATAGGTATGGCGGTAGATGCCCTCTCTCTGGTGGCGTTCTCAACCGATACCCCAGACAGCAAGGATATCATAAATGCTACACTTCGGTCATACGGGGTACGGTTCTCGTGGTCGTACTGAAGCAGTTCTTCTATTAAATCCGGAAACACAACCTTGTGGCAGTGGCTCTCAACATACATGATACAGGTATCAAGCTGCCTAGCCATTGCAAAAGCATCTCCTGAAGTAACGCCGTACTTGTGTACTGTCCTCCTTCTCATCTTGTCTATTGCAGCTTCGGGGGTTTTCATGAGGTACGGACGGAATCCCTTATTATTAAAGAAGTCAACAAAGTCGTCACCTACGTCATTCTCGTAGCATGCCCTGTACCCCCAAAATACTGCAGCCTTCAGCATCTCATCGTGGAACATAGACTTCAGTCTTGGCCTGTCTACGTACTCAGCTATAGGCATTCCTGTGTTCTCTGGGTCTGAGGAGTCTAGCCTCTCGAATACGTAGCATGCTCCCATGGAACCCTTGCCTGATATCACGGATGACTTGAAGGGGTCAATACCTGACACATACTTGTGTGCGTTGCCCGGTATCCTAACCCCATCAACCTCAGTGAACTTATTTCTTTCTGTATCGTTAGGGAACTTGTATACTAGCCAAGAGCCGTCCTTGTCATCTGCCCAGTCTACGGTTCTAGAATCTTTCCAGTATAGCCTTATCCTTCTGAGCTTAATCCTCTCCTCCTTTAATACGTCAAGCTGATTGTATAGGTTCTCAGAGTTGAAGTAACACTTCTTCTGGTCAATCATGAATGCCTCCTCCTCTGTAAACGGATTCATCCTGATTTCCTCGCTCAGTGCCTTCTTGTCTTTGATTATAGAACGCTGACCAATCAGGTACTCCTTAGCACCCATCTTGATTTCCATACCGAACCTAGACTTGATGTACTCAGCCTGCTCTTCAGTTGGCGTATCTATAATAGACATACCATACTCATCTATAAATCCCTCGTACCCATCGTATGCTGGGCAGAAGTATCTGTACAGTCCTGTAGCGGTTATGTTATTCTCGAAGTGGTTGCTGCTATCAAACAAAGCTTTATACGGCTCACCACCACTCTTGGCATCGTTAGCCGTGGATGGTATCAGGCAGAATCCAACCTTGATTGCACCACGCATCATCGTCTTTCTGACAATTGGCCAGTACTGGTTTACGGGTACATCCTTTGGGAACTTACCAGCCTCATCAAGAAGAAGTGCCGTAATCCTGCCAGAGTCGTAGGAGTTCAGTGCGGTATTCTTGAAGTTAATCTTGGACTCCAAACCAATGTCGTCATCAAAAACCTTCCCTATCTCCCTAGCTTTCTTCCTAGTTCTGTCCTTTTTCTTCCTAAACACTAGCTCAGTCTTGGTTTCTTCATCCTCAGCCCTTGGCTTGAAGAATATTGGCAGGTTCCTGTAGCCATTCATTACCATGTAAACGAATGCGTCAGAGGCGTCCTTACCAGTCTTTGACATGATACCGCAGAATGACTTCCTGTGTGTTATTGACTTCCAGACCAGATAGCATGTAGCCTGAGATGTTGCACCTTCTCTACGTTTCTTGATACGGATAATGCCAAAGCACTGTGGTATCCTCTCGCAGTAGTCTTGGTAGTAGAAGTACTTCCTATCAACGTCCCTGTAGTCTGGCACATTGCCATCTTCCAGAGTCCAGTAGTTTAGGTAGAAGTAGTGAAGTCCAGTTATGTATGTGAGTACGTCCTTGTTGTAGAACCAATATCCATCGTTTATTTTTTTCCACTCTGCCTTGATGAAGTCAACATGCTCCTGCTCATATATAGCGTTCCCATCTTCGTCAAACTCTAGGTCTTCGAATATGGAAGGTATCTGAACCTTTGTAAATAACCTCTTCTTCTCCTTCTGGTTTTCAATCCGAGTTGGAGCCTGAGGTGTCTTGTACACCACGCCGTATATCTGATGTTCCTGCATCTATAAGAAACTTGTTTGTAAATTTAGCTATTCTATTATAGAGACTGACGCCAGTACCTGTAAGCGCAAAAACCTTTCTGGTCTCCCCAGTCTTTGAGCCTACAACAACAACGTACCCCTTGTTTATCATTTTGCGAATCATGATATAAAAAGATATCTCAACACCACGGTTAAATATGTAGAAGTCTTTCTTGTCAAAGAAGTCATACATCCCAGCCCACATGATGAAGCTATACTCCTCAAGCGTGAGCTTGTAGATTTCCATAACCGTAGACATGTGAAACATAAATCTAGATAGTCCCTTCACACGGTAGTTGGTTCTCTTGACCCTCTTCATGGCGTTCTGGTATCCCTGCTTCTTCCATGTGTTGTGCATGACCTGATTCTTACGGTTGACCTTAGCTATCTCAAGGTCTTTGCCGTAGGATATTTGACTAAGCTTGAAATTTTTCCACTTGAGTTTGTTGTATCTAATCTTTGCCTCAGACCTAATTTCTTTGATGCGCTCATCACGCCTAGCCAGCATGAACTTGAGCCTATGAATCTCATCAAGTCTCTCCTTGCATATCTTCCTAAGCTCTGCTGAGCCTTTTTGTTTTCCTACGTGAGTCATCGTACAAGCTCCTCAATAAGTGGCTTCCTTCTAGACTTGTCTTTATCCTCGTCTCCAGAAAGCTGGTTATCTATCCTAAGCTTCTTCATGACCTCATTGATGTCTCCAATAGAGTTAAATAGCTTGAGAACACGTTCCCAAGAGCCGTCATCTCTATCAGCTAGGTCAAGCTGTGTTAAGTCTTTGCTGTTTAGCAGTATGGTTATCTCGTTCAGCTTACGGTTGATTGCGTAGTACGCACCTACTACCCCATCAGAACGGTAGAGTTCTAGCTCCTTCTTGAGTGAATCTATTTCTTTCATACTGTTAGTTTACCAAAGCAATCTTCTACCTTGATTCTGATTATCTTGGTCATCTTTCCACCAAGGTTGTGCGTCATCTCGTAGTCTGAATACTTGTACATTACGGCAATGTCGCCAACTTCGTAGTCTGTAACGGATTCTGGCTTGGCTACAATCTTAATGAGCGTCTCCTTCTTCTTTGGTTCGGTCAGGATGATTCCACCCGGACTAACTTGCTCATCGTCAAAAACCCTCTCTCCAATCATGAACCCATCTAGGCAGACTAGTTCACCGTCAACAAAACCGAAGTAAACGAAATTGTCTTCGATTGAGTGAATTCTGGTAGAGTTGTCAGGATAGATGTCCAGACAATTGTCGGCTGAGATGCTGTTGTGGTAGATGAGTACATCCGTTCCTGCTTTAAGGTTCCTGAAGTCCGTAAGTAGTGTGGCTTGAGTGTGCTTAGATATCTTACCATCCCAAGAGTAGGATGTATCTACGAAGAGCTCTACAGTTGAGCCATCTTCCTTTTGAATTAGGTGGGAGTCTTTTGAGCCATTCCTTACGGCTACAATTACCCGCTTCCCCACGGGCTTAATCGTGTTGAATAAGTGGTTCATATGATTGGTTTGTACAAAGTTACTTAAACCTTTCCTATAATCCTGTATCCTTTGTAATCTTCTATCTTTCCTTTAGCTAGTTTGTACATTGATGACGGGTCTAGTGCATTGTCCTTGCAAAATTTTGAAACATTATCCACGTCATGAATCAAGCCATCTGGAGATTGTATTTTTACAATGTACGAATTAAATGGAATCTGTTTATTTACTTTTTTCCTAACATCTGGATACCCTTTCCAGTCTTCAGCTTTGCAAGCCCAGTATCTTTTCTTGTATAATACAAGCCTACCGTTCATTACGCTAAATAAACACGGAGCCTTACCTATGTTATTATTTCTGCAAAACTCATGTATATTATTTACAAAATAGTTTTTCCCTTCTACTACATCGCATACAACGTAGTCCCTTGAATGAATTTGTATTAGTTTATTTTGATGTGATTCTGATAGCATATTGAATCTTCTACCCATTCCTCCGCCACATGAGTTATAATTGTCCCTAGATTTAACCCATTGCTGATTTACAATAACTCTTTCTTCATTCATGGCATCCCCTAATGAATCAAAAAAATCTAGCTCATATCTTTCAAACGAGTCATATCCATACTTGACTACGGCACGAATAAACTGAGAGTTAGAGCCTTTTTTATAATGCTCCCTATCCGCATCGGACTGCCTGTATATGCCGCATCCTATATACCCATCATTCATGTTATTAGTACCATGAACTCCGATATACGTCTTTCCGTTTACCTTATTTACAGTTTGATACAGAAAGTAGTACTTCTTATTTGAATCTTTCCCCATGCTTTGATTTTCTACCGGAGCGATATACTTGAGAGTTCTTTCGCCATAAGTAATTTAGTGCCCACCAACCAGCCGTAAGCTTAGAGGAGTTAGCTTCTTTTGCGTGTCTCTTTCTGTACTGTGCCCTAGCCTCAGGTGAGTAGTTAGACGAGTACCCCTTTGCACCAAACCTAACCATCCGTACCTTGTCACCTTCTTTTGCAAGGACAACCTTCTTGTGGACGCCATCGTTGGCATCCTTCGGCTTGTTGTAGCCACTGAACTTTATGCCTCTGTAGTTTATCATAGCGGGAATACGTCTCCTGATTTAGGGTCTCTTCTGAATCCTTTCTTCCTGAGCTCCATGTCTGACAGGTTAGCCATCTTGTACGGAATGTTTGGTCTGCCGTCATCTAACAGTCCTTCCTTACGGAGGTAGTCCATCATGGCCTCCTGAGGAACTGCCATTGAGCCCTTCATAGGTCCACCCTTCATAGATTCGGCCAGTCCGAGCTGCATGACTTTCTTACGCTTGGCGTCATAGAAGAGTCCCTGCTTTGCAAGAACCTCGTTTACCTTTTTAACCCTAGGGTCGTCAGGACCGTCAGTAGCCTTACCCTTGGGCATTGACTGCATGAATTTTGCTAGATTTAGTTTCATTGTCTGTACCTTTTAACAAGTTTAGCTATGCTCTTTGGTTGAGGTACGAACTGCTTGCCTTTCTTGTTGCCCTCAGCCTTAGCTTTGTTGGTTGCTGCCTTCTGTCTGGGACTGAGTGCCTTCCAAGCTTTGGCTGGTAGGTACCTCTTCTTCCCCTCTGACGGCTCACCAGTAGAAGTCTTCCAGTCCTGCTTAGTCCACTTGGATAGGGAGTTGGAGCTTGACTTCTTTCCTGAGTATCCACCACCTGACTTCTTGTAAAGCTGCACAGCAAGCTGCATTGCCCTAGCGGAGTGCTTGCCTCCCATCTGGGAGACAGCCTTACGCTTGGATGATTCCCAAAGAGAGGGATTAGTTTTCTTGGCCGTGCTCATCTTCGGTCATGTTTATTACGTGACTTCTTCGCCTTGCCCTTCTTCCTCTTCCCGAAGGTCTTTTTTACCTTGTCAGATGGTGCTCCCTTTGCCATTTACTTCTTCTTTCCGTACATCTTCTTTTCCTTCATCTCGTACTTCTTGGTCTCCTTCTTCTCGTGCTTCTTCTCAGCAGCCTTAGACTTGTAGACCTCTTTTCCGCCGTACTCTTTTACCTTCTTCATGGTTACTTCTTTTTGCCGTATTTAACAGTCTTACCAGCAGGCCATGCACTCATGTTAGCTGGTCCTCCTGCCTTAACTCTTTCCTTTGCCATTGCATCAAGTGAGCTAGCCATTCCCTTAGCTCTCATTGTACGGTCAGCAAGTGACTGTGGCTTGCCCATCTCGCTCTTTACCATAATCTTACCCTTTGGTGTCTTTATGGCTACCTGCTTGGTTACCTTGCCACCTTTGATTGACTCCCGCTTCATGGCGGATACCTTTGGTTTAGTTTGCATTGATTTAGATTTGTAGCAAATATAATCAACTTTTGCGACTACTTATTTACTACACTGACCCTGTTGCCCTTAAATAACATGTTTGGGTTGATGTAGTACACCTTGCCAGCCTTCTTGGAAATTATACCTCTGTCTACCAGCATGCTCACTCCCTTATATACATGTGGCCGTGACTTGGTAGGGTTGACTGGAGGTGCTCCATTCTTTAGCCTGTTTATATACTTAATTATGTCGCTTACGTCTATGTGTACCAAATCTGACCCCTTAACAAGTTGAGACATCACGTAGCTCAGTACCTTCATTTCTACGGCAGTAAGTTCATCCATCAATTCGTAAAGTGGCCAGTACACCTTAACGCAGTGCTCCATGTCGAACATCTTCATCTTAATTGAGCCATTAGCCGTAGGCACTGGGATAGACATAAATTTCTCTAAAGAAACAGTAAATTCACTCATATTATATTTGTTGGTTTGAATAATGCTTCGTATATTATGTGGCAAAAATACATGAAAATTCTCTCCCAGAGAATAAAGATGGTCAAAAATTCTCTCCCAGCAGACATGAACTCACGCCCAGTCTACGTTTCAGCTATCCTACTAATGTATTCTATGTATTCTCCGGTGTGCTCCGGTGAAGTCTGATTGGTGCGAACTTGAGATGTGTGACTGGCTTGGGGACATATAGCGATACGATAGCATGACACGCACAGGTAAACCTACTTCCCCTAACCGAGTACCCTACCTATACGAAATGTTTCACTATCATGTTGTTAATAGTTAGTTAATTAGTATTACTTTAGCATTACTACTACTTCTAATAGCTTGATTATTAGTCTATTATCTTAGTAGACTATGTGGATAACCCTATCACTCTATCTCTTTAGTAGACTATTCATTTCCATCTACCTGTTTACTCTACCTGTTTAGTAGACTACTATATTTTTCTCTCCATACTACTTTATTTTCATATCTCACTCAGTTCCAATCAGTTTTAACTAATCTTTAACTCCTGTTCCAATCAATGCTCTACCTTACTATATTGTTTGTTCATTTCCAAATACAATCCGTAACCTTAACAATACTTTACATCCTCCTTAACATTCCTTTATGTTAAATCCTTTAACGC